TTGTTTTTTGCTTCACCTTTTTCTGTTGTAGCCCATCTGTATTGACGAAGTGCATCTAGTCCATCTTTGCACTTTTCATGGTCAAACCAACACCTACTTAGAATCATTCTAACTGCGTTGATACCATCTTCAATACTCAATTTAGGAACTATAGACGTTCTAAGTCCTAAACTTTGTGCTGTTTCTAGTCTTGATACACCTGTTCCTATTTCTCTCACATTTGCATCGTGAGGTAGGTAATGTGTATCGTAAATATATCCTTTGTCTTGGAGTGCGGAAGCATAGTATTCTAAACTTTCACCGCTATCTTCAAGATAGTCTATAATGTGAAAGGCACTACCTTTTTGTTGGACAAACCATATAGCAGTTTTATCTGCCATACCTAAATCCCAAAAGGTATTAACCTTTATACTTTCATCATAAGGTACTTTTGTTACCCTGCCATCATCATCAGCCTTGTTTAAACCTCTTGCATATATTGATCCTATTGCAGAGGAGTCAAAACTACATTCAAATTCTGCTTCGTATATTTCTGGTGGCATTAAAGCCTTGGCTTCATTTAATTCTAGTTCTGATATAATTCCTGTATCACTAGCTTTAAATGTTTCTGCATACCAATCCTCTTGATGATTTGCATGATCGTACAAAGTCCAAAAAGCATTATGTCCTGCGGGAGTCCCTATTGCTATCATAAACCCCTCTCTATCAGATAGAGCAGGTCTAATTATTTCTGTCCAAAGTCTTGTCGGCATTTGAGCAACCTCGTCTAAGATTACTCCGTCCATATACAATCCTCTAAGACTATCTGGTCTTTCGCAACCAAGTAATTGTATTCTTCCACCATTAGGAAGATCAGCTCTTAATTCTGTTTCGTGATACTGCACATCTGGTAATACACCTGTATATTCTTTTAGATAATCCCATGCAGTACGTTTTGCCATTTGGTATGTAGGGGCAATATAATAATATCTTGGTCTAGATAATCTGTTCTCTAAACACTTCTTTAGTATCTCATTTATGCAAAGAACAGTTTTACCAAATCGTCTATGACATACTAGTACGTTAAATCGTTTTAATTTATTGTGTACGTCTATCTGGTGTTGTCTAGGCTTATACGGAATTGTTATCTTCATTATTCAAGATGTCTCTAATCCTAGCCACATCATTACCCTTAACTTGACCCTTACCCATACTTTCTGGGTATCTTGTTTTCTTCTGCATCATTTCAACAAGTTCTTTGAATGGGTCTTTCTTTTGTTTTTTAGGTTTTTTTTTGCTCATATTTAGCCCGTAGAGACGTTTTTAATCCTTATCTAGTATAATGTGTCGTTTGTTGCCAATTTGTTCTTCTATAGACGTTTTTAAAGCCTTTAGGAAGTTTGTTTTGAGTTAAAATCAGTTCCCATGTTTATGTACAACAGTACATGGGGGTGGGTTGCCTGTGTTTTTGCCTGTATTTGCACAATATAGGCAATGTTTAAGCCTTGTTTTCTGTCATTATTTGTTATTTTGTACAGTTATTGTACAGTTTTACGTTTGTTTTTGTCTTTTTTTGTCTGTTTTAGGGCTTGTCTAGACCTTTTCTATAAGAAAATGATCTAAATATTATAATAATTTGTATTTAACCTTTACATCAAGCCAAATACTCACTTACTAAACTTATATAACTAATACTTATTGATCTATAATTGAACGTATTTCACTACTATTTGACATTAAAAAAGCCCTATGTTTAATTATAGGGCTTTGTGTGTAGTTTTATATGTTATTCTTCTTTGTTTAATATTGAGCCTGTAGCTTCTCTAAACTTTATTTCATCAAATTTTGGATTATCTTCTTGTAGGTAATCGCATAAATCATTCATGAAAGTACCTTTAGTTATAACCCAAGTAAAACCCCGTCTTAAATTTGCGGCTGTACCATTTTTTTTTATTAATTCAGCAAGTTTAATATAATCTTTTCTAGTCATTGTTTTACACCCCTTGTTAATAAGTAATGTTGTAAAGCAATAAAGATATAAAGTCAATAGATAAAATAAAAAAAGCCCTCTATTGATAAAGGGCTTTGTATATAGTTATATATTAAAATATAGAATAGTTACTGAATCCGTTAGCGTATACAATCCCATAAAGTAAACATACTTTTTTCCAAGATTCATTATCATTTAACACTGAACCTCTTACTTTTTTATGTGGACTATTCCAAGAATTAGGTTTTAAAATATTTCCATTAGTTGAATCTATAAAACAGTAGACGCTTCTTGTTTGTCCTCTGTTATCATTTTCAATAATTTTATAATATTTTTTACCTAGTTTACATGTAAAGGTAATATCTCTTTTTTGTCTGTAATTTTCATTAAGCCATGTAACAAGATCACACACTCTTTTGTCTATTTCATTAGTCATTGGTTTACACTCCATTTATTATTATAAATAAAGTTATAAACAAATAATGTTTTAATGTCAATAGATAAGAATAAAAAAAGGCTATGAATTAACATAGCCCCCTTTTATGTAATAATTTAATATGCTCTAAAATAATAATCTACTTTGTTTATTTCTATAGATGTATAATCGTATTTCATTTCACTTGCCCACTTTTCCCAATCTACACAATAAACTAATGGATTTGTATTAACTCTGTTTATATCCTCAATATAACCACAATCATAAGCAAATTCTTCACAATACTCTCTCCAATAATATTGAGATACAAAAGTTATACCATCTTCCCACTCTTCGCTATAGTCCTCAACATCTTTTTTTATTGCTGCTAATTGGTGAAGCTCTTCTTTTTCTTGATCTGTTAAATCGTTATTCTTTTCAAGCTCAACAATTCTTTCTTCTAAATCTCTACTATCTAAAGTATCTTGATCTAATTTCATTTTACACCCCATTTTTTTAATTAATATTTAACTGATACAATATATTAAAATAATGTCAATATATAACTTTACTTATTTATAATAATGTTGTAATGATTTACTAACAATTAAAGGAGTGTAAAACTATGAGTACAAGAAGTGAAATAGCTGTACAAGTAAAAAACAGTGAACACATAAAATCAATATATTGTCATAGTGATGGATATGTTGACTATAACGGGCGTATGCTACAAACTTATTATAATAGTTATGATCTTGCAATGTCTATTATTAATCAAAATGATTGTTCTATGTTAGATAAAACTATAACAGAAAGTCGTTTTTATAATTCTTGGAGGGACGAAGATACAAAACATAAAAATTTTGAAAGAGAATATTTTTTCATGGAAACTTTTAATCATGATATATTTGCTGAATATATTTATTTATTTAAAAATGATGAATGGCACGTATCAGAATTAAAATGGTTCAAAGATAATAAAGCCTATAATGAAAATATGGGCTATCATACTAAATTTATTCCTTTATCTTATGCAATTGCAAAACTTGACGTTAAAGTTGCAAATGATGAGATAGAAAAAATATTTGCTTAATTATTATTAGCCCTCTTTATTTAGAGGGCTTTTTTCTTTTATTTGTATTCATAGCCAATTCTATTAAATCTCTTATAGCTTGCGATCTATTAGGTATGTTTACTTGTTTTCTTCTAAATTCCTCTACAAAATTAAATGTATCATCATCTAGTTTTATTTGTATTGAATGTTCATAAGTCTTTGGTTTAGCCATTGCTTGCTTATAAAGAAATAATTTTTTATTACAAGTCTTTTTTATATTGACTTTACCTCATTACCTGTATATCACATTATTTATATTATGGAGTGTAAAATTATGAGTACAGAATTATTTATTATTATGTTGTTTGTAAATGTAATGATTTTTTTAACTGTTCAGTGGGTTAATATATGAGCAAAACAGAAATTATTTATAGAACTATGTTAGTTTATGCTAGTTATTATAATTTTAAATTTGATGTAACAACAACAGAAGATGTTATCAAACAAATGTTTTATGACTTAACATTGCTAGCAGAAGAATACGGAACAGATTTAAATTATGAAGATATTAATACAAATGCTGTTTTAAAAAAAATTTCCCCTACTCTAAATGAGTTAGAGTAAGGGATAGTGTCAATGGAGTGTAAAATCTATTGACATAATTGTTATATCACAAGGAGTGTAAATGTTAAATATTGGAGATATAAAAATTACTAAAATAAGAACTGAAAAAGATTATTACGATAGTAATAAAAAAAAACATATTAAGTACAAAAATCCTAAAGTTACAAAAAAAATTGTATATGAGGGTTCATGTTACGATATAGGCGAATTTTACGAAACATTAAAATTTAATGTTGAAAAACATTCATCTGGTTATGGTGATGAAGTAAATTTAAACGTAGAAATTAAAAGCCCCTCTTACGATTATTTTTAATTACTTTAACCATTCAATTTCTAATTTCTGACCTTGACTACTTGTTAAGGTCAGTTTTTCTTTATCACTACCAAATACTTTCCCTGCCATTTTTTGAGCCATAAATTGTTTATGCTTAACATGGATATCTAAAGCTTTTATGGTTGTCATATTGTATTCGCCTTTTTTAGCTTTATCTATTGCTTCTCTTGTTAAGGTTTCAACATCATCTATTGTATAATATACTGATCTCTCTTTTGCTTTTTGAAATTGTTCGTCTAAACTAGGTTCTTTTTTGCACCATGTATTCCATGTATTCCATGAAATACCATTTTGCTTGCAAACTTTTGTAATTGGTAAACCGATTGATGTTTCCTCTAATATTTTTTTAACTAAACTACTTCTGTACTTTCCTCTTTTCTTTTCTTCTAACTTTGTAGGTGTCTTTATCGTTTCCAATTCTGAACTCATTGCTTAAAACCTCTATGATTCTTTTTAATTCTTCTTCTTGCTCTTTAGTGTACTGTAAATTCTTCATCTAATTCGTGAAACTCTGATTGTAATTTAAACAATGTTGCAAATTCTAACGCTTCCTCTTCTGTATCAAAATTTGTAAACTTAACAACAATTTCTGTTTTATTGCCATTCTTATCCTTAACTAAATATAATTTGCAATTATAATTGTTTATGTCTGTTAAATGCTTCATGTAATAAAACTTTTGTTGTATCTGGTGTTAAATAGTTTTTATATTGTTTAAATTTTTTATATATTTTCAAAACATTGTTTGGGTTTAAATTTGCATGTTCACAAATAAATTTAAAATCATCTGATCCTAACCATTCGTAAGCTGTAATATAGTAATAATCGTTTTTACTTTCTTTAAATAAAAACTTTTGCAAACTATCCATTAAACCTTGAATTATTATTGCTTTGAAAAGATTTATTTCTCTTTCCATATTTCCTAAAGGATAGTTTAATGCGTAGCAATATGAATTATATATGTTTTAGTCTATTTACCTAACACTTGGCAAGTGAACAGGAAGTGAACATTAAACTGTGTTAAAAATGTGTTAGTAAAAATTTACAAAAATAACGTAAAAAAAAAATTGTGAATAACTTTATTCCTTGTTTTAAGCCACAAATTGATGTTGATAATTATAAAAACATCTTTTTTTATATGTGTTTTTGGCAGAAAAGCGATTTTTTTTAGGGGTAAAACACCTAATTTTTGGCAGAATACCTAAGGTAATTTTTTAAAATCCCTGAAAACAGCCAAATCTCAAAAACCAATATGTTATAATGGTCGAGTATTAAAAAATAACTTCATTAGTTATGAATTAGATACTGTTCTTTGACAAGTGAATATGACCCTAACACAATGGAGTGTAAAATGAAAAATCGTAAATTTAAAATACCAACTTGGTTTATAAATGTAGAACTAGATCATAAAGTTTGTATAGAATATGAAGGAGAAACTAAAAGAGCATATGAGCTTTTAGATATATTAAGTCAAAAATATGCAAACATAGATCAAAAAAAATTATATAATATGATAGAAATTACAGAAGAAGAATATGATACTTGGTATGTATATTTTTTAGAATATTATATTGGTTCAGATAAAATATTTCATAAAACAGATTCAGAAAAAGAAGCTAAAAAACTTTTAAATAAATTAAAAAGATTTTTTGGTTTACCTAAATCTAATCAAGATCATAGATGGGGAAATATTTTTAAAGATATTAGAGAGTATTTTTCTATATGAAATTTATTGTAAAAGTAAATGTTGATTATTCTAACGAAAATTACGATATAAAATTAGACCACGATTATATTAATAGTCTTTCTTGGGAAACTAAAAAAGGTGCTAAATTATGGTGTTCTTATTTTATGGATAGAATGTCAAAACATGGAATAGTAATGTCAGAAGATGATTTTACTATTATTCAAGACGAAACTATTTACGAATCAGATTAGCTGATTAATTAACCAAAGGGTCATATTCACAAATCAAATAAAACTACTAAACGATCTAAACATTCTTGTAGTTCTTCCATACCCTTTCTTTTGTATTGTCTTGCAGGTCTATTAAGTACCATAACCCACCACGCAATATTCCAAAATTTTCCTAATTCTTTAACTATTGTATGAAAATAAGAGTGTGCGTCTATATTATCTATAACAAAATCCTCTCTTACCCCAACAACCATCTCAGTTAGTTTAGCTGTTATTTTTTGCTGCAACCCTGCATGGTAACATATTTGTTCAAACTTTGAGCCTGCCCAAAATCTTTTATCATTTACGTTACGATCATAATTACATAACATTCCTCTTGCATGATAATTTTCTAAAACAGATTTATGTACTTTTTCTAAATGGCGATCTTCCCCGTAAAAAGCAAAACGAAAAATCTCTCCGTCAACCTTTCTAGTTAAAGTATGGTCTTCGTTTCTTATTAATTCTTGGCTTCCAAGGTCTATTGATTTTTTGTTCTTTTTTTTTCGTTTTTTACTCAATGCTTATTCCTAGATTAATTACTTGTTCTTTAGTCAGTAATTTTTTTCTATATAAGTGTTGAATATCTTGAAAATTTTTTTGTGCTAGTGACAGTATAAAGGGTGATAAATTATTTAAGTTAGCAATCCATCTTTTTGCTTTTGATTCATCATCATCTACTGCAAAACCAATTTCTTTAACATCTTTTTGATATTTACCCTCAAATATTTTTATGTAATTGTTTTCATTAAGAACCCAATTAAAATCAGCTTTCCAACCACGATCATTGTCACCCCATAAGAAATTAATTTTTGAAATTTTAATTAAAAACTTTTCCCATTCATCGTAACTGTTATTAAAAAAACTGTGAAATCTACTTTTTATTAATTGTTTTCTTGTTTGATTGAATACTTTGATTTGAGCAGATGGAATATACTTATTCCATGTATCTATTATTATATTATAATCTATACTCTTATTCTTATTCTTATTAGTATTGCGGTCGCTATGCGATTTAACTTCTTTTTTGTTATCCCACCTTAAATTTGCGTTTTCTGAATTAGTTTGAGATAGCTTTTCAATATATTTCCATTCTTCAAGTTGAGCTTTATTGGTATAACCATCATCACTTTGAATAAAATATCTATCAAGCAAATACTGTGTTTTTTTTAAATTAGGATTTTTAGAAATTTGATTAATTCTTTTTATATCATTTGGTAAAATTGTTTTTAATTTCCAAGCATATAAAATCATACGCCAATATTTGCCCATTTCATCATCTGATAAATCTACTGTATCAGCAACAAATTGATCTACCTTGACGCCCATTTTCCAAATTTTACCCACAAGGAATATCCTTTAAAATAACAATAGACCTACTTTTATATGGCTTTTTCGCTATGTATTGTTTCTCTTTTAATTGATAAATATACCGATCTATAGCTGATAAACTTATTTTATATTCCGTGCTAATTTCTCTAAAAGATGGTGGTTTATCGTATTTTTCTGCGTAATTTTTAATGAATTTTAATATTTTTAATTCTTTTGATGATAAATTTTCGTCTATTTCTATAGTTTTATCACACATTTTACAAATTACTTTCATTCTGTTTTTTTTCTATATTTCAATTTTTTCTTGATGTATAGTAAAAATTGGAATATTTAGTGAACATTAGAATACTATTGAAATAAAGAAAGTTTTGTGTGAAATTATGTTAGTGCCTATATTAAACAAACAATACGAAAAAGATAAATTAATGGATTTAATAAATTCATGTGGGCTTACTAAAACTGAAATAGCAAAAAAAACAAAAAATCCGCCAGATGGTTATGGTAAAGTTAGCATACAGACTATGTATGATTTAGAATTTAACAAACCAGAAAATAAACCAGATCAATTAAAAGTTTTTCAAATAAAAGAAATTTTAAGAGTTATAACTTTAAATCAAGGAAAAGAAATTTCGTTAAGTAATTTTCTTAACCCAGATATTAGTAAAGTAAGAGTTGTATTAGAATGGAATTTTAGAAAAGCAAGGTATGAAGCACCAAATTTATTTAATTCACAAGCAAAAGCTATATATTTTCCACAATGGATTAATCAAAATCCAAATTTAAAAGCTGTAATTACATATCCAAAAACTACTAATGATGTTAATTTTGCACAAGATGAATGGTATAAAGATCATGCAAATGAAAGATTGCATTTTAGAAAAGATGCAAGAGTCAGTTTGTTTGATACAAAAAACAATGATTGGAACAATAATAAAAAAGAAAATTTATTGTGGAGACCTTGCTTAGTAAAAGTAAAAGATAAAAATTATTATTATACTTTTACACCACACGATTTTAAAAGTGATAATGAAATTGTAGGTAATAGATACTTAGGTTTTGTATATAGAAAAAATAATACAGATTCAGATAATAATGAAAGATATTTTGTGCCTGCATATAATTTTATGAATTTAAAATTTGATGAAATTTATCCATATACATTAATGGACTTTACCCTTGATGATAAAAATTCAATATTAGATTTAGAATAATTCAGCTTTTTCTTAATTATTCAGTTTTTTCTTGACAGTATGCAAAAGTGTTAATATTAGTCAATTATTGATTAGAAATAGTCAATAATTGTAGGGTTTAGCATGAGGTTAAATCTTACTGTCGATGAAATATAATGTGTTGCTAGAGGGCGGTCATTCCTCCAAAGATTTACTGCCCTCGCAAATGGAGTGTAAAATGCAAAATATTCAAACAGAGAAAAAACCAAGATACGCAGAAGATATACTAAAAGAAAAATGGGGTCATTACCCTATGCGTATATTTTATTACGATAAGGAAAAGAAACCAGACGATAAAAAAGTTGTATTGTCATGGGAAGCAGAATCAATCGTATTAGATAATGCCGACAATAAAATATAAAATTAAAGATAAAACGATACCTAGTGTTAGTACCATTATCAGCAGGTTTAAAGATAGTGGTGCTATTACAGGTTGGAGTAATAAACTCGGATTAAGTGGAATTAAGTATTGGGAAGAAATGAAAAGAGTCCAAGACATAGGCACTACATTTCACGATCATGCAGAATGTATCATAAACAAAAAAGAATTTACATTATCTGAAGACCCAGAAGTTCAAAGTTCTTTTAATGGATTTATGAAATGGTGGAAAAAATTTAATGCCTAATGTTGAAGTTATTTGGACAGAAAAGCATTATGTTTCATCTAGATATAAATATGGTGGTACACCAGATTTGCTTGTTAAAAAAAAAGGAAAATACATTTTGATTGATTTTAAAACATCTTCAAATGTGTATGTTGATAATTTAATACAAGGTTCAGCCTACGCACATCTTATTAAAGAAAACGATAAGATAGAGATAGATAAATTTATTGTGGCTCGTTTTCCTAAAGATGATTCCGAATACGAAATTAGAGAGTTTAATAAAACTGATCTTAAAGAAGCATTTAAACAATTTAAAGAATATTTAATTGCTTTTGAAAGAGATAAAGAATTGAAAAAAAGGATTAAGAAAAAATGAAAGATAAACAAGAAGAAATACAAACAATAAAAGAAGCATTAACGAAGTTTCAAGAAATGAATGTTAAGGCAACTAAAGAATCTATAAATCCACATTTTAAAAGCAAATACTCTGATCTTACTAGTGTAATTAATGCTGTAAATCATGGTGCAGAATTTGGATTGTCTTTTACACAATCTATTGATTATAAAAATGTCATTACAAAAAAAGAACAAATAAAATATACAAAAGAGGGAGAACAAGAAAAACGTCAAGGTGAAGACGTTGTAAAAGATATCTTTGTTACTACAACTATACGCCACAACATTGATGATAAAGAATTTACATGTTGTGTGCCTGTATTAGTTAAAGGCGATGATAAAGATAACCCACAAAAAATGGGTTCAGCTATAACCTATGCAAAGCGTTATGGGTTACAATCATTATACGGATTAGCTAGTGATGATGATGATGGAAACTTAGCAAGTTAAGGAGATAACATGGAAGAAAAAGATTTTGCTAAAGGATTATTTGTAAAAAAATCTAGTGTTGATTTTGTTAAATTTAAAATATCAATAAAAAAAGATGATTTTACAACGTGGTACAAAAATAAGTTAGAAAACAAAAATGAAGATTGGATAAATCTTGATGTTAAAGAAAGTAAAGAGGGTAATTTTTATGTAGAAGTAAATACTTGGAAGCCTAAAACAGAAACACAACCTCAACAAAAAGAAGAAGAACTACCAGATTGGTAATAGAAATGTTTACTGAAGAAGAAATTAAAACATTAAAAAATATTGCTAGCAATTATAGAGATAAAACAAATTTTTTTGTTAAAGGTGGTATGAATGATTTAGCATACAAAGTATGCAAAAAACATGAACTAACATTAGAAAACTTACAATCAAAAGAAAGAACAAGAGATCATGTAATTGCTAGAGTTGAGTTTACTAAAAGGTGTGTGAAAGAACTTGGTAAATCTGTTAATGCTGTAGGCAGATTTTTAAATAAAGATCATACAACAATTACTTATTATAAAAATAGCAGTCATTGGAAAAGTAAATGATTATTATTATATTAGAATTAGCACAATTATTCATCTTGGTTTTAATAGCATTAATGCTTTGGGGTATAGGAGATAAACTTTATAAGTGAAAAACCACGTTGATGTTTACCGACAATTTTGGTGGGACGAACTTACATTATCACAAACTGAACAATGCGTTACATGTGGTGAATGGGGTGGAGAAGTACATCATATTAGTAATCGTCAATCTGGCGGTAGTAAGTGCAAAGATTATATTGAAAATCTTATTTGTCTTTGTAGAACTTGTCACGATAAGTGTCACGAACATAAAGAATTTAATAAATTTGCAAGAATAAAAAATCTACAAAACATTACCGACAAATTATTAGACACATTAGATGAAAAATATTTGGATTTATTATGAGTGATGAAGTTTACCAATTTAAAAAAAGAAATAGATTTGAGCCTGTTGCAATGTTGAATGAAACAGTAAAATTAGGTTACGATTACGCAGACAAAAAAAGTGCTTATGAATTATTGAAAGATACTGAATCATCAATAGAAAGCGAAGTATTTGAACAATTAAAAAAAACAGAGAACAGCACTTCAGCAAAATCTTTAGTAAAAAAAGACCCTAAAGTTAAAAAGCACTACGAAGAAAAAAATAAGGCACTGAATCACTATTTAAAATCACAAATTGTTTATGAAGCTAAAAAAAAATTAGACGATCTTGAACAAACAGATGAAGTTAACAAGCGACACGAAATGAAGATGAGTAGATACCAAACATGAAAAAGAAAAATGTAACTAAATTATGGCAGGGCAAGTATGTGTCTGTTAGAGATTATGAAATACAAACTGCAATAAAAAAAGGTGGATTAGAAATAAATCACAATGATAAAATTATGCAGTTAACACCAGAAGAATTGCAACACTTAAAACCTAGTTCTAAAGTTTTTCAATCTAAATTTAAAGGATCTTACAGATTAATTGATATTTTATTTGAACCATTAAATGAGAATCCAAATCAAGGGAGCTTAAATATATGAGTAAGGAAGTTATAAGGTTAACACAATTAGATGATGGGGGTAATAACCCTAAGTCTGGTTTATTTGAAAAGCCATTATGGGAATTAGAATTTGCAGATGGAGAAAAAAGAATTTTAGGTAAGCCTAAAATGGAAGAATATATTAGCAAAGCATACAACAATACAGTGCATCATTTTAACAAAAGAATATCACAGTTAATTGATGAGCGAAAAATAATACAATGGTCAGTTGTTTTTATAGACCATCAAGATGTACTACTTAGCTCAAAAGAATTATGCAATATGTTATATTTAGGACATCAAAGAAAAGATGAGGAAAAATACAAAGCCTTAGATGAAAAATTAGCCAAGCGTGGAACACCACAAAATGAAGCGTTATTTCACCCCTACAAACCTAATCCTTATCCATATCTTGCTAAAGAAAGAGAGGAATTAGATAGGTTAAGAGAGGTAGCAATGGCTAAAAATGAAGAGGAAAATCAAGATATTATTAGAGGGGAATACTAATGGAATTTTACACAGTAAAAGATTTATCAAAAAAGTTGCAAATGTCTGAACGATCTTGTAAAAGTTGGTTGGGCGAAATGAGATTGAAAAATCCTAAAGAAGAGTCCTTGCATCGTTTTATTAGAAACAGACAAATCTTTACAAATGAAGATTTAGGAAAGGTAATGAAACTATGCTTACGCACAAACCCAGAGGAAAATATTTCTACATAAGAGGCACTTTTAAAATTGCATCTGAAACTATAGAAATTAATTGGACAAAAACTAATATACCTGCAACTAAAAAATGCAGTGATAGATGGTGGAATAATTTTAAAGACCAATGGATAGAAGATTATAAAAGACTAAATAACGGATATGAAGTTAAAACGTATAGCGATGCTACTAACGAATTACTTAACGATCCCTATGAATCATTTGCTAGGCAAGATGAATTAAATCTTAAAAGAACTGTTACATATTTAGGTTCTTTTCAACTAAGCAAAATAACAAATAAGTTAATTGGTCAAAAAGCTATAGAATGTTATGATAGTGTAAAAGATTACACTAGATTAAAATATAAATCTTTACCTAGAGACCAACAAATAGATATATCTTCAAAGCATGCAACAGTAAATCGTAACTTTATCACGCAAGTGTCAAAAGTAATGCACTACGCACATAAAAATAAATGGTGCGAATACATGGTTATTACAAGATTTTGGACGTTATCTGGTAAGAATAGACCTAAGTATGTATTTACGCTTGATGAGATAAAAAAGTGTTTAGATTCCAAAGCATTTTTTTATACAAAACTATTGCTTGTTTTTATGCTGTACACAGGTGCTAGATTACAGGAAGCATTAAGTGTTAATTGGGATAATACAAATCTTGCAGGAGATAGACCGCAAATAGATTTAAAACGTAACCAATTATATTTATGGCAATCAAAACAAGATGAGCAAAGAATTGTACATATACACCCCACTTTAAAAGCATGGTTAGAAAAAATAAATGACAGGTCTGGTAAATTATTTCCGTGGAATAGTTTACAAGACAAAAAGAATAAAAATGATGGAATTACTAATACATGGAGAGAAATGTTAGATATGGCAGGAGTAGATCAAAAGAAAAAAAGACATGCTGTGAGACATACCTATGCAACTTTCTTAATTAGTTATGCAAATGCTAGTGACAGCGAACTTATGGATTTAGGTGGTTGGAAAAGTAGAGATATGATTAGTGTTTATGGCTCAACAGTACCAGAAGAAACACAGAAAAAGATCAATCTACTGCCTTAATAGGCAACTGCCGATGTACAAGAGCTGTACAAGATTTATTTTATGGCCAAAAACTAATAAAAAAAAAGGTATAGACAACCCGTGTCGATGTAGTTATAGGTTACTAGACGATGCAAAAGTTGACCAAACCTTACATTTTTTTACATAAGTTTACATTTTCTTGCAAAAGGATGTGTACAATAGCTGTACAAAATTTGTGAGGTTGGTCTATAATAAACTAAGGGTGCATAGTTCAGTGGTAGAATGTTTCCTCGACACGGAAAAGGTCATAGGTTCAAGTCCTATTGCACCCACCACTAAGTAATATAATCTATATTTTTAATTACACCTTTAGGTATAATTTGTGATCTACCAAATAAATCATCTTCGTTGAAAGTATCTTTATCAGCTAAAATAATAACGTAATCATCTGTTTCACGATATAACCAACCAAGTGAATCAACGGAACAACATTTCGCTCTATCTAATTCTTCTTTGTCAATCCAACCACCAACAGAATTTTCATTCGTATCAAGCCAAGTTACTTTAACAATTTTCATGCAATCTCTTATATTTCTTTCGTTTTAATACAGTTGCACCATAGTAATCTTTATCCCAATTATCGTAGTATTTTATCTTTTTTAATGATGCACTTGCTTTTTCTAATTCAGAATAGCACTGAATTAAAATCATATAAAATTCATTATCACTTTCCCATTTAGTATCTTGTAAAAAATCTAAATCTTCTTCTTCATCTATTGGGTGTGAAGCCATTAAATATATATCTTTAGGTACGAATATATGATTAAGTGTATGTACATAATCATTTAATTCGTCTGCTGTAATTTTAAAATCATCGCATGCAACAATACATATCTTGTTATTATTTTTAGAGAATTGACTACACTCATTAATTGTTTTTTCTAAAAATGTATCTGCGTTGTGATGTTCTACAACTTTAATTTTATTTTCTAACCTTGTTTTTTTTGCGTAAGGACAAACAGGAAAGTTATTTATATGCTTATTTGGTTTTTCTAAAAAATCTTTTGACCAAGAAAGTATGTCTTCCGTTATGGATTTCACTTCTTCTTTTTCTTTTTAGTCTTTTTCTTTTTCTTTTTTGGAAAGCCTGCTTTCATATTAGCGTATGCTTCTGGTGATATTGTAGAATTTTTTTTACTTCTACTTGTGCCTGCTTTCTTTCTTTTATTTATATTTCTATATAATGACATATTTTCCTACCATTTTACTTTGTTTGACCAAAAAGCGGCTGACATTTTACCTTTAGCAATATTCTTACGATGTCTTGCTTTGAATGATTTAGCTCTTTTGGTCATTGTTTTATCGCCTGTCTTCCCTTGTTGACCAAAGCGAATTGTTTTTACTTTGTCACCTTGCTTGGCAACTACAATGTGTGATTTTTTTGGGTGGTTAGGGGTACGTTTAGGTTTGTTGTACCCACTTACCCCTGCCCGTTTTAATCTTGGGTCTGCCATAAATTAGATTGAACCAATTATTGCAATTACAATTACAGCAACCATACCTGCTTTAATCCAATCTTTCATTGACCAATCAGACCATTCTTTTAAGTGTTCCCATAAGTCTTGTAATAGTTTCATATTACCTCCTATTTTTTTTTGATTAAATTCATCGCTCCTGCACCTGCCTTAATTCCAAAACTTGCTGAAATAGCTATGTACAACAAGTTATGATAATATGTCGGTAAGTCTTGAAGAGCGATAAACCCACGATGTACATGCTCTTGTAAAGGCGTGAAGACTAAAACGGCAGGAAGAAGTAGTACAATGAGTGCTACCTCATCTTTCCACGACCCTTTCATTTGATCTACAGCACTTTGTTCCCATGCAACAGTACCCGCTATTTGGTCTTCTTTTAGTTTCTGGGTTGCTTTAATTGTTGTAAGTTTTAATTCTTGTTTTGCTTTTTTTGTTTCTACAAAACCTTTCACTGAACTACCTACAATATCAACAAGTGGCCCAACTAACAAATTTAACATTACACCTCTCTTAATTTTTTACTTAACATTTCCACTCTTTGTGGAACTTGACGATACCAAAGTGATGATTTTATTTCTTCTGATGCTTCTGTGTATTTTTCGTTTTTAATAAGTTCTAAAGTTTTTTTAAACTTACTAAAACCTGTAGTGCCAATAACAAAACATGCTTCTATACAAACTTCTTTTACAAGTTGCGGTAATGAATCGTAATTGTCAAACAATGACATTGCACCTCTCTGTGCAACACTAAAATCTACTTCAAAAACTTTTTCTAATTCTTTATTGTCGTAAACTTTTCCGTCTTCCCATTTTTCATCATCTCTGCACAAATGACCAAACCCAATGGTTCTTTTGTTTAATGTGTCTTTGTAAACTTGATTGCGAAAACCCTCATGCTCTTTTACTTCTTCTTTAAGTTTTTCAAACCCCATAAAATTTCTTTCTTGCGTATTTCTTCTTTTAGTTTTTCGAGATATAATATTGTGTCGCCTAATTCTTCTTGTGTGTTTGCTATCCAATGTTCTAGTGATTGCTCTGCATCTTGCATTGTGACACCAAATTTTTTCATACCAGACTCAGATCGTTCTGCCATTCTGTTTAATACTTTTTGTACTAACGGGTCTTTTGTTTTTATAGTTTGCCCACCCATCTGTTACCCTTTCTCAGTATCATTGGTTCTAAATGTGGAACACCATCAACAATAACCATGCAACCAAGTACAGGTCTTTTTATGTTTACTCTTGAATAAGCAAATGCAAGGGAGTCTTTATCTATTAAACAACCTATTGTTGCACCCCATCTAAGAGCTTCGGGAGAACTAAAAAATTTTACTTCAAATTTAGAATGATAGTGAGATTGTATGTAACCCTCATAATTTAATGCTTGTGCTGATTTTTGACAATCTGCGTTCATGCTATGAGTAAAGTAATAACTCCCAAACTTATCTTTTAAAATTAAGCTATCGTGCCATAACCAATTTTTTTTATTTACTTCCAAAATATCAGCATAATCTTTTATAACTTGTTTTGGAAAACCATGATACTTGCGTTTACGATATACCATAGACCCATGATTAGAATTTAAGATATCTAATTTAGGAAAAATCTTTTGTAATCTTTTAATATCTTTTTTTGCTAAATCTAATTCTTTTGTGCTGTTAGGCAAGTCTGGGTCTGAATCATGGAAACTTAAAGCTGAATAATCCAACTCGTCTCCAAGCATAACGTACTTATCCTTACTTCCAAATTTATATTTTTTTTTTAGTGCTTGTAAAAAGTCTAAATGATCTGGGTGTGCGTAAGGATAATGCGTATCAGAAATACACAATATCTTCATTAATCTATCAATTTAAAAAAAGTATAAATTGCTCCTAATATTCCACCGATGAAAAGTGCTACCTTTAAACCACCAATACCCATATTTGCATTGCGGCTTAAATCTCTAATTTGTTTTTGCATTATTGTAATATCTTCTCTGATATATTTTACATCAGTTTTTAACTCTGCTACATCTTTTTCCCAATTAGACATTATGTACCTTGCACCATGCTATCAAATTTTTTTATAGGATATGAGTCAACTTCAAAACATATTGAACTAAAAT